ACAGCGCCGAGGCGAACTACCAGAAGCAGTACGACTATTACAGGAACGGTAATAGCAAGGTCAAGTACCAGCACACGGCAACGACGAGCGCCTGCCACTGGTGGCTCCGCTCCGTGGATGCGAGCAGCACGAACGGCTTCTGCATTGTGTACACGGACGGGTCTGCGAGCGCCGGCAACGCCTACTATTCGCGTGGCTTCGCGCCGGGCTTTAAGGTGGCCTAATCCAAAATCAGGCATCGAAAGTGGAGCGGTGGGGGCGCAAGCCCCTACCAGCGAAACGCAAAGCACCGAGTACCCAAATCAGCACAGGCCCCATCCGGCGGGAGCGGCGACGCTCCTGCCGGTGAGGGTCAGCAAACCGGAAGGGAGAACAGCGAAATGGCAGTATACAAATCGCGGCGCAAGGACGCGGCGGCGCAATTCGTGGCAGACGCACGAGAACTGCGGAAGGCCACGGTGCGCATCGCACGGAAGTTTCCGGCCAGCTACAAGTACGTGACCACGGGGCCGCTGCTGCAACTGGCGAGCGAGGTCTACATGAACGCGCTCAAGGGAAACAGCATCTACGTCCACAAGGACATGAGCGAGCGGGACTACGAGCTACGGCACCGCTATCTGGCGGCGGCAACGGCCAGCGCCGACGCGCTGCTGGGCGAGATCACCTTCTGCTATGAGCTGGTGGACGACGGCAACAACTTCTTCCGCAACAAGGAGGAGTACGAGCGGACGTTCCAGACCTGGACGACACTGGCGAACAATGCGCTGTCGCGCCTGCGGGGTGTGATGGACAGCGACAAGCGCCGGTGGAATGGGTACATGAGAGACCGGAAAGCAAAAACACCATAAATCCCCGTAGGGCAAGTTCTGACGGCCACGCCTGCAACTGGTGGCTCCGCTCCGTGAATGCGAGCAACACGAACAACTTCTGCAATGTGAACACGGACGGGTCTGCGAACAACAACAACGCCTACAATTCGAATGGCTTCGCGCCGGGATTTAAGAACAACCTGGGGCCTGAACAAGTAGCGAACTGCGAAGCTGTGCCCCAAATCTTAAAGGAGAACTTGACCCTTGGAGACTGGCCCGCCATGCGCGGGCTTCATTCCTTAAATCACCACTCGATACGGAGGCCCGGACGCTTCTTGCATGGCCGGGGATTTACGGCGGCGTTGCCCCGGCTCCATGAGCAACCGTTATGCAGCTACTTCAAACCGCTGCGGCAGACGACGCAGGTGCGGGAGGTCATGCGACCCGCAAACCGCGCGCCAGACCGAACGCTGTACGGGTGGGATACTGCATTGGAGGCAACATGATTGAATAGCCAAGAGAGGCACGAGGCCAGATACCAGCGGCGAAAGGCCCGGCGCGAGCAGAGGGCGAGGGAGGCCGGTGGAGCGAGCTTCGAGGAGGTCATGTCATTCGGGAACATCTGCAAGGCCGGAAAGAGCTGCTGTGACGGAGCACGGTGGAAGACCTCCACCATCAACTTCGAGACGAACCTGCTGGGCGAAGCACAGGCAACCTATGACACGCTGCACTACGGAAAGCGCGTGTTCAAGGGCTTTCACAGCTTTGCGACGGTGGAGCACGGGAAGGTGCGGAACATCGACGCGCTGCCCATCCAGGAGCGGGCCATCCAAAAATGCCTGTGCAAGAACCTTCTGACGGAGGTTTATTCCAGGAGCTTCATCTACGACAACAGCGCGAGCCTGAAAGACCGGGGCATGGACTTCCAGCTCCGGCGGCTCAGGAAGCACCTGCAGGACCATTACCGGCGGTATGGGACTGAGGGCGGTATCTACCAGTTCGACTTCAAGAATTATTTCGGGAGCCTGCCGCACGAGGAGATCAAGCGGCGGGCGCGGAAGAAGATCATGGACGACCGGTTATACACATTGTTCTGCGACTTTGTGGATGATTTCCGGCTGATGAAGACCGCCGACAAGGAAGCACACCGGGGCGTGGGCCTGGGCAGCGAGGTATCGCAGATCATCGCCCTTGACTACGCCAGCCCCATCGACCATTACGTTAAGGACGTGCGCGGCATCCACGGGTACGGGCGGTATATGGACGACGGGTATGTGATCAGCAATTCCTTGGAGGAACTGGAAGACATCAAGCGCAACCTGTACCGCCTGGCTGAGGCGCTGGGCATCGCCATGAGCGACAAGAAGAACATCATCACGCCGTTCCGGCACCACAGCTTCACCTTCCTGAAAATGCGGGTGACGCTGACGGAGACGGGCAAGGTGGTGATGAAGCTCAGTCGCAAGAGCATCCGTGCCATGCGGCGGAAGATGGATATTTTCCGGCGGTGGATGGACGAGGGCCGAATGGGACCGGAGGACGTGTTCCAGTCCTATCAATCGTGGAGAGCGCACGCGAAGCGGTGCAACAGCTACGACACGCTGCGCGCCATGGACGAGCGCTTCACGCGGATGTTCGCTGAGGAACTGGCCGGGCGGCGGAAGCCGTTCCCGTGCACGATGAAAGCCACACGGACCGGGTGCGGCTGGATATACCGGCGGCACGGAGCCGTCATTGAGGAGGGAATGTGCGCATGAAGTACATCACACACAACAGGTTCAAGAAACTGGCCGCCTGCGGCGAGGCCGTGAACATCCCGTATGGCACGGAGATGGAGACGGCGGGCGACTTCATCATCACCACGGAGGGAAAGCCGATCTGCTACGCGACCAGCGAGGCCGCGAAGATGCACTTCGCCCGCAACGACGACGGGCAAGGGCTGGAACGCGGGAAGCTGACCTGGGCCATCGCGTACTCCCAGCGGGTGCGGACCGGCCCGAACGGACGGCAGCAGCGCTTCACCGAGGAGGAGATTGAGCTGCTGGAACGGAAGTGGGCACATTTCCTGCGGCAGGATGTGGAGGTCATTCTGTTCAACGAAGACTTTTTCGCGGCGGCGGTGCCGGAGCTGAAAGAGCTTGCGGACGCGCTGCACATCAAAGTGAGGAGGTAAGACCCATGTATGCAATTATCAGCAAAGGCGAGCTGCTGGCCCTGTGTGAGCGTCCCCGCTATGTGAAGCGGAACGAGGAGACCGGGGCCTATGTGGAGGCGGCGGAGGCTGAGGCCATCGGCATCGCCGTGGGCGGAGAGGTGTACAACCTGCCCGGCGGCACCGCCATCCCCGACGCGCCGGAGGCGATGGCACAGGAGGGCGAGGCTGAGGAGTATGTGTTCCGCAACCACGCCCGCATCATCGAGAACGAGGAAGCGACCAACGCCGCCTTCGTCGCCATGGAGGAAGCCATGTGCGATATGGACAGCTCCTCGGAGGAGCGACTGACGGCGGTGGAAGAAGCTCTTTGCGAGCTGGACAGCGCTGCAAACGGAGGAGGTGAAAACTGATGAACGCTATTTGGGCTAATCGACTGGTGGCCGGTACGCGCAAGTGGGCCGAGGTGCCTGCTTCCCGCAAGGCTGGCGTCAAGGCGGAGCTGGCGAGCCGCGTGGAGAACGGAAAAATCAGCGCCGAGCAGTACGAGGAGATCACCGGCGAGGTCTATGCCGGTGAGTAATCTCCAAATCATCGAGGAGCTGTGCGACATCTGTACCGACCTTGCGAAGATCGTCACGGAGCAGCAGAAGCTCCTCGCGCAGCACGACGCCATTGCGCTGGCGGAGGACATCGACCGGGTGAAGGTGCGGTATACCGCGCTGATCGGAAGCGGAGAATGGCCGGACGAGGCGCTGGGCGAAGAACTATGATCGGCGGGGGCCGGGTGGGATAGCTGCCCGGCCCTCCCCTGTATCGTCAACAACCAGGAAAGGAGGGTGCCGTTATGGACGACCCCTATATCTCGCGGGCAGAGCACGAGGAGTTCAGCCGCCGTCTGGCGGAGGAGAACAAGAGGCAGGACAAGCGTATCGAAATGCTTGAGGAGAACGTGCGCGAAATGCGGGCGCTGACGAACTCGGTGGAGCGGTTGGCGACCAGCGTGGAGGACATGGTCAAGGAGCAGGAGAAGCAGGGCAAGCGCCTGGAAGTGCTGGAAGGACGGGACGGTGAAATGTGGCGCAAGGTCGTGGGATACATCATCACCGCCGTTATCGGCATCGTGATCGGCTTCGTGTTCCATCAAATCGGTATGTGAGGAGGGCAGGCCATGAAGTACGTGTGGGTAGTCATGGCCGCCTTTTTCTTTGGCCTGGGAGCGGGCCTTCTCCTCTGCAACAGCACGATCAGCCATCTGCGCCGCAGGCTGCGCGCCCTCCGGCTGAATGGCGATCAGGGGAAGAAGACCGAGACCATGAAAAAGGTGGTCTGGATATGCCTGGGAAACGGGTTTGCGTGGATATGGTGCAGCTATGTCCTCGCCTACCTGGGACGGGAGCAGATCGCGGAAACGCTGTCGTCGGTGGCCGTGAAGGAGATCATCGGCGTGGTGCTGGCATACGCCATCAAATCCGTCCTGGAAAACCTGAGCAAGAACAATCACTGGCCGGATAAGCCGGACCCCATCGCCCCGGCGGCGGAGGAGGAAACGGCGGACCAGCCAAGCAACGACCTGTAAGGAGGGCAAAAACGGAATGACTGAAAACCAGTTACGCCAGAAGGTCGTCAAGATCGCGGTGAGCTATCTCGGCTGCAAGGAAGCGGACGGGAGCCACCGGAAGATCATCGACCTGTACAACAGCCACAAGCCCCTTGCCAGAGGCTACGCCGTGAAGTATACGGACGCATGGTGCAGTACCTTTGCTTCCGCCGTCGCCATCGCCGCCGGGCTGACCGACATCATCCCGACGGAGTGCGGGTGCGAGAAGCACATCGCCCTGTTCAAGAAGCTGGGCGCGTGGGTGGAGAACGACGCCTATGTGCCGAAGCCCGGCGACTACATCTTCTACGACTGGCAGGACGGTGTGAACTATGCCACGACGGACGACACCGGGGCGGCGGACCATGTGGGCATCGTGACCGAGGTGAACGGCAGCACCATCACCGTGATCGAGGGCAACATGAGCGACGCCGTGGGGTATCGCCATATCGCCGTCAATGGCCGGTATATCCGGGGCTATGGCGTGCCGAAGTACGCCAGCAAGGCCACGGGGACCGACGCCGGGACGACCGGCGGCGAGACCGGCGGGACCAGCGATGCCGGAGCGGGCACCTGCAAGGTGGGCGACATCGTGAACTTCACCGGCGGGAAGCACTACACCAACGCAAACGCGGCCAGCGGCACGGCCTGTAAGCCGGGCAAGGCCAAGGTCACGCAGGTGTACCAGCCGGGCAAGGCGAAGCATCCGTATCACCTTGTCGCCGTGAGCGGCGGCGGAAGCACCGTGTACGGCTGGGTGGACGCGGCGGACATCGGCGGCTCTGCCTCCGGCGGGACGCGCACGCACACCGTCGTTCGCGGGGATACGCTGTGGGCGCTGGCAAGTACCTATCTTGGAAGCGGGAGCCGCTACAAGGAGATCATGCGCCTGAACGGCCTGACTTCCGAGATCATCCATGTCGGGCAGGTGTTGAAGATGCCTGCCAAATAAGAGAGGAAGATGTTTATGGAACTGACGCTCAATATTTCGGCCATCGTCGCCATCATCGGCGCGCTGACCGTACTGACCAACATCATCGTGGAGGTCCTGAAACGGGCCACGTGGGAGAAGATGCCCACGAACCTGCTGGCGATCATCGTCGCCATGGTGCTGACGCTGGTGGCCTTCTTCGGGTATATGGCCTTCATGGGCTACGCCGTCATGTGGTATTACGTGGCCGC